GAATACAAGGTGTTTCAGGATATCAATTAAAAGGCGCAAGACGTTCTTTAAATATAATGTTTCAAGAATGGTCTAATAGAGGTTTGCATTATTGGGAAGTTGCAAATAATTCAATTACATTAGTAAATGGTCAATCTGTTTATACCATGTTTAGATCAACAGCTGACGGTACATCTAGTGCAACTGCTGTTTATGGTGTAGATGATATTTTAGAAGCTAGTTACAGAAATTCAGATAGTATTGATACACCTCTTACAAAAATAAATAGATCAACTTATCAAGCTTTATCTAACAAAACTTCTACAGGTCAACCTACACAATATTTTGTACAAAGATTTATAGATAAAATTACAGTAACTTTATATTTAACTCCAGGAAGTGACCAAGCTGGAGAATTTTTTAATTATTATTATGTAAAAAGAATTCAAGATGCCGGAGACTATAGTAATGATGCAGATGTTCCTTATAGATTTGTACCTTGTATGGTAGCTGGACTTGCATATTATTTAGCTGTTAAAAATGCACCGGATAAAATTCAAATGTTAAAAATGTTATATGAAGATGAATTACAAAGAGCTTTACAAGAAGATGGTTCTTCATCCAGTTCTTTTATAACACCTAAAACTTATTATCCGAGCGTATAATGGCAAAACTATCTAGAGGAAAATATGCACAAGCAATATCCGATAGATCAGGTATGGCATTTCCTTACAATGAAATGGTAACTGAATGGGATGGAAGTTTTGTACACAATTCAGAATTTGAATCTAAACAACCACAGATTCAACCAACAAGATTTACAGGTGATCCTCAAGGATTATCAAATGCAAGACCAGATAGAACTGAACCTGCAACAGAAAATTTATTACCTGGTAATCCATTAAGTTTAACTTCAGGATCAAGTACTGTAACTGTTACAGAACCTGCTCATGGAAGATCATCAAGTGATACTGTTGTATTTAGAAATGTAAATGGAAGCCCTGGAGGCCTGGTGTATTCTTTATTTGAAAATAGTTCAGGATTTAGTATAACAGTAATAGATACAAATAGTTATAGCTTTGATTGTGGAAGCAATGCAACTGTAACAGAAAATTCAGGAGGAATGTTTGTAACTGCAGGACCAGTTACTCTAACACCATAATGGCTTACACTTTAGCAAATTTACAAACTGATATTAGAAACTATACAGAAGTAGATGACTCTGTATTATCAAATACTATTTTAGATACTATAATTAAAAATGCAGAAAATAGAATTTACAGGGAAGCAGATTCTGATGATAATAGATTTTATGCAACATCTAATTTAGCAGCTGGAAGTAGATATGTTACTATACCTTCTGATTTAAGATTTATTAGATATGTTCAATTAACAGATTCTAATAGTAAACAAACTTTTTTAGAAAAAAGAGATACAAGTTTTATGGCTGAGTATTATAATACTCCAGGAACAGCTTCAGGTACTCCAAAATACTATGCTAATTGGGATGCTAATTTTTGGGTAGTAGCTCCTACACCTAATAGTACGAATTTAATTACTTTAGCCTATACAAAACAACCAGAAAGTATTACAACAACAACTGGAGCGACTCCACCAAGTACAAATGGTACTTACACATCTAATAAATATCAAGATTTACTTTTGTATGGATGTCTGGTAGAAGCATATGGATACTTGAAAGGTCCTGTAGATATGTTACAATACTACACTCAAGCATATGAAAAAGCTTTACAATCGTATGCGATCGAACAACAAGGTCGTAGACGCCGAGACGAATGGGAAGATGGTGCTATTCGAACTCCTTTAAAATCACCATCACCATAAATAAATTAAGGAGACAATTAAATGGCAAACATAGTACCTGACTCTTTTAAAACAGATCTACTAAAATCCGTGTTTAGTTTTGACACATCAGGAAATAGTGGAACCTCTTTTAAACTTGCTTTGTATACATCTTTAGGTGGTTTCAGTACTTCTACTACAGCATATACTACTACTAATGAAGTTTCTTCATCTGGTACAAACTATACTGCAGGTGGAAATGCTTTAACTAATAATGGTGTAGCAATCTCAAGTAATATTGCATTCGTTGACTTTGCAGACTTAACTTTTAGTTCTGTAACTTTAACAGCAGTAGGAGCACTGATTTATAAGAGTGGCGGATCTAATAATGCTGTATTAGTTTTAGACTTCGGCGGATCAAAAACTGCAACTAACGGTGATTTCGTTATTCAGTTTCCAGCTGCAGATTCTTCTAATGCAATTATAAGACTCGGCAACGCATAAGATTTTTTGGAGTAGTAAATGACGGCATTTGTAATTAACGATAGGGTTAAGCAAACCACGACAACTACTGGCACAGGAACGATTGACTTAACTGGAACTGAAACTGGTTTTGAAACATTCGTTGCCGGTATCGGAGATGGTGTGCAAACTTATTATGCAATCGTACATGATGGTACAGCTGACTTTGAAGTTGGTACTGGAACTGTAACGGATGCAGGAACAGATACGCTTTCAAGACAGTCAGTCATTTCATCTTCTAATTCTGATGCGTTAGTAAACTTTGGTGCAGGCAGTAAAACTGTATTCTGTACATTGCCAGCTAAAAAAACTATTTCTCCAGTAATGGATGCAACACCTTATGTTGTAACTCATGCTTCAACTTTAAGTCTTAATCAAACAATAGACTCTGGAGTTTTGGCAGGACCAGTTACAGTAACAGGAACACAAACAATAACAGGAACGGTAGTAGTCGTATAATGAGTAAAATTGAAGTCGATCAAATAGACCCACAATCAGGCACAACGTTAACTCTTGGAACTTCAGGAGACACGGTTGTTGTACCTTCAGGTGTAAGCTTAGCTCCAGGTGGAGGATTAACTCTTACAGGTGCATTGGTCGTTGACGGTGGTACAGTAAAACTAGATGGTAACTATCCAACAGGTACAGAAAATGTTGCGTTAGGAGACAAGGCATTAGATGATGGTTCATTAAGTGGTGCTCATAATACTGCAATTGGCTCTTGTTCTATGACAGCTAATACAAGTGGTCAAAGAAATACTGCTGTTGGTAGAACTTCGTTAGAGGCAAATACGACAGGTTCTTGTCATACTGCATTTGGTTTTGGAACTTTAAGAAGTAATGTAAATGGAAATTACAATACAGCAATCGGATACCAAAGTTTAAATGCAAACACATCAGCAGATAACAATACAGGAGTTGGTCATAATACTTTAGTTGTTAATACGACAGGTTCAAATAATGTTGCAGTGGGAAATTCTGCTTTAATAGCTAACACAACAGGTTCAAAACTTACTGCAATTGGAGTTAGTGCTCTTACTAATAATACAACAGCAGATGGTAACACAGCAATAGGTTGTGGTGCTTTACTTACAAACACAACAGGTTCTAACAACACTGCTGTTGGAAAAATAGCACTTTGTTCTAATACCACAGGAACATGTAACGTTGCTATTGGTGTAGATTCTTTAGATAGTAACACAACAGGTGGTTCTAATATTGGTATTGGTACAGATTCTTTACAAAGTAATACTACAGGTAATTCTAATGTAGCTATTGGAGATGATGCTATGAAAACTAATTCTACAGCATCTAACAATGTAGCAATAGGTACAGCATCATTATGTACTAACTCAACAGGTACATTCAATGTAGCAGTTGGTTATAATGCTTTATTATCTAACACAACAGCTGATCGAAATACAGCAGTTGGTATGAGTAGTTTATTATCAACTACAACAGGTTGCTGTAATACTGCTTTAGGTCAAGGAACTATGGCTGCTAATACAACAGGAGATAACAATGTTGCAGTTGGAACATTGGCTTTATCAACTAACTCTACAGCAGATAATAACACAGCAGTAGGTTATTTAGCTTTATGTGCTAACACAACAGGTACAAACAATGTAGCAGTAGGTTTTGAATCTTTAAAAGGTAACACAACAGGTCAAAGCAATACTGCTGTTGGTAGAACAAGTTTATTAGTTAATACAACAGGTTCAGATAATATTGCAATTGGATTAAGTGCTTTAAG